TTCCAAAGTAAGCCAGTAAGTTGTTATAATATTCGGGTCCATAAAAATAAGCAAAGGCGAAAAGAACTTTAAGATTAAGGTCAAGTTGTTGTTGAAGAGTAGCATGTTTGCTTTCGCGAACATACGCTATCATTGAAAACAGAGACATCTTATCAAGAATTGGTTTATAAATGATACCATCCTGTCTAAAACCTCTTTTAAGAAAGGTTAAATCCAGTATGTTATCATAGGGTTTCAAGGTAACACCTTTATCAGCGGATGTTATTATCATAGCACAATACTTTTTATAAGTGTCGTACATAGTTTGTCTATTCAGATACTTTAAGAGCAAAGGTTTAATTGAGTCAAGAGCATCATCACCATAAACAAATGTACATACGCATTCATCATAAAAAGCAATGTCACGATATTCGACAGGGACATTAACAAGAAACCAGATAAGATGCATAATCATATTAACAAGAGAGTTCAACAACGCAGTTAAAACATGACCAGAACACATTCCTTTAAGTTTCCTAAAAAGATGTTTTCCAGACAATAAATAACCATGAAGCATTAAGTCCAAAAGTCTTTTCCTGATGTTATCATGCTGAATTTTCCATGTGGTACTGTTCTTTTTGTACCATAAATTTATTGAATCAATTGCCCAATGCATAAATGCGTTAAGCAGATTCTTATCCCAATTTGGTGCATCAGCATCCAAACCAAATGGGGACACATTAAGTAGTTTATAGGTCATTTCGGACCATTGGAAACTTTCAGGATTCATACCAACACCGCAGAAATGTTTGCCTACGGTTTTGTGCATCATAGATATCCAAGCTCCAAAATATGCACGACATGCAATAGTATATTCGAGGGGAGCTATCTCGAATGTGCGGGCCAATTTACCAGCCTTGATAAGTTCATCTTTCAATGAAACTATCCAGACTATGGGTACTTCAGTGGTTTCAAGCTCGACAAAATAAGCCTTAATTTTGTCTTGAAAGTCGCCACTTTTGTAGGTAATATAGCCAGTGTCGTTGTTAATGTCAAAGAAAGTTCGTTTGGACTTACCTTCCAAGACATGGGGATATCCAGCAGAGGTATGTAAATTGAGGGCATCCATTGAACCAAATTTATTGACAGCACTAAGTTCGTCAAGAATAATAGCGTCGTCAGGAGAATACTTAGATAGTAGATAGTTAATACATGGTTGTTTAAATGTATCGTCAGGATTCTTCAAATATGATCCAAATAGGAGAGTTGATGTTATGAGCGGATCTAAACCTTCATTTTCCACTTTGTCACTGGGCACTTTTGTTACAAAATGCTCAGCAAACGGTGTGGGAACAAAAGAAGTATCGCGGTTAACGTAAACAGGAATGTCTACCTCGCCGCAATACTCAATGTTAAGGTTTTCACATTGGTATTCCATATCATTGTTTTTAAAGGTGAACTTTATGGGAACATCCTTAATAACAACTTCATCAACAGCCATATTATTATCGAGAGTTTCACGAGTTATCATTGTGGAACCACCAAACTCACCATCTTTTTTACCAAATGAATGGAAGCCAGCGAGTTTACGTGGGATGTGGGGATTGTATAACACAAGCAAGGAACCACAATCACCTTGTTGTGTGGGGGTTTTATATATGAAGCCAGAGGAAACGGTAAAAGTATTAACTGAGGAAGATTCATAAACTATTGTTTTACGGAGCATTGTTATTGGAAATGTACGGAAAAAAGTAGAGGGTTGGCCAGAATTAAAAGAAAAACCAACAAGGGCAGCAGAATCGCCATCCTTGATATAGGGCAAATCTTTTTCAGAAATAAAATATGAACGAACGGATTGTTGAGCGGGCAATGAAGTTCCAGTAGTATCATAAATACAAGCATCGATAGTTGGTTTTCCAGCTTTATCTAAAATCAATTTCAAACGGTTGGATTCGAAATCGAGAGGGTGACGTTTGCCACGATATTGGAAAACAAGTTGATATAAATACTTATCAGTGCTTTTAATTATTTTACCATCAGAAGAAAAGAAAAAATGTTTTGGGAGCAAAAGTTGATTGGGTCCGACGGGAATAGCATTCACAAAATTAACAACAGAAGAAGTTCCAGCAAAAATAGAAAAGTCAGTTTTATGGAGAGCAACGGGCAAAAGACGCTTAAGTGAATTTTCAGCCATAGTTTGTGCGTTATTATCAAGTCCTTGAGAAATTAATTTAGCAGAGTTCTTATCGATTTCTGCATCAATATACTTCTCGTAGATATCTTTGTAATAATCACTTTGTTGGTAGAAAGGCGAAGAAGTAAACTTACTATGGTCCTTAATCATAGCTTGTGAGCGCATATCAGGCAATTTTTTGCCTTATCGTTCGATGTTCGAGACTCACCACTAAAGACAGGCAATTTGCGTGCTTTGTCATTAGAAGTTCGGGATTGCGCTTGAGCTATCCTATCATATAATTCTTCACTAAGTTCGGTTAGTTGTTTAATAACCTCTTCTTTGTCAGGATGATAATCAGGGATAGATTCAAGAAATGATAATTCACTAATAAATTTAGCATAAGAGTCAGTGATGGAAAGCAGGTCAATACCACAAGTGCCATGATTTTTACCATAGACATAAGATCGTATATAGTCAAAGGCTTTTTGTATCTTAGTTTGCATCTTCTCTTCCTTACGTGTTAAATACCATATGCCAGCAATGCTAGCTATCATAGCAGCAACACCAAGATATGTATTCCTATTATTATTAGGCCAAAATTGAAAACTATCAGGCATATTCAAACCGATCAAAAGAGCACCTATACCTACAGACTTTAAAACAACAGTCCCAAGTCCTTCAGCAACAAGTGGTTCGTTGGTCTGATTGAATACCTGTCTCAATTGTTGTACTTGCGTGATATTATTAACAACGTACTTATCAATATTAGCCTGATTTTCATAATGCTTACGATATCGACGAACAACAACAGCCATAAATTCATCATAAGTCAAAAGATCGCCGAGTTCATCACCATTGTAGATACAAAACTTGAGATGGTTAAGTTTCTCACTAAAATCATAAGGTCCATCCTTAATAACTCTAACACGCATGCCTATTCTTGCGAATAAAGCATCAGGACAATTAATTTTAGTGCACACAGCTTGTTTATTTTCAAGATTGGTAGCAGCCAAAACAAGCTTAGCCAAACATAAAGTACCTTTAACGCCAACGAGTGGATCATTAAGTGAAGCCATAGGAACGATGAAATGTTGTTTAGTAACTAAAGAAAAGAATTCACCAACGTCATTGTATTGAGTGTCCTGAAGCCAATCATCATAAATAACACTATAAACATCATCAGTAAAGCCATCCCAATGGTCGGTGGAAGCTTGACGCACATATGAGTTTGTACCTTCATGGCCAGTAACTTCACGCATAAGAGCAGAAACACGTTCCATAAGCACAGTTTTACCTGCACGTGTGGTTCCGTGAAAAACAATAGAAAATGGGCATTGGCGTGGTGTCTTCAACTTGGCATATTGGTGGGCATAAACATACAATTTCAAAACAACACTCTTAGCAGCACGGTATGAATTACACAAAGAATTGTTAGTGCCATTAGGAACAGTAAGAAAATTAGCAAAGTACAAACATTGCTCACGCAAATCGTTAGCCTGATCTACGGAAATTTCCTTACGCTCTTCATACATCCATGTCAATTCAGTAAGCTTATTCATAAACTTATTGAATTTACTGCACAGAGTCTCTTCAGCGGGCCAATATTGATTAATAAAATCTTGTATAAACATAGGAAACTGATCAAAGATCCATTTCGCTATATCCTTACAAGACAATATACCATTTTTGATTTGGGTGAATGCATGTAGATATTTACCAGTGTCAAGAAGCATACGGCCATTAGTTATAAGTCGGAGAAAAGAATGGGGAGTGAATGACTGAGCCTCATACTCACTAACAGGTCTAGTAAGAGCATGGGGAACTAAAGTTTGTAATAAT